TACCAAGAAAACTGGCAAACTGCATGATTTCGAATATACTTCTTTTGATGAACTACATTGCAGATATCTTTCGGATATGCGGGGTGAGCTACACGATTCATTGTAACTTGTGCCACCGCAACTTTGCCCTCATAAGGCTCACCACCAGCTTCACGATAAATGTTTAACGCCAAGCATTCTAACTGGTTATTGAATGGTTCTGCATGAACTACTGTTAATTCTTGTGGGACGGCAACAATGATGTGGTGTTCTAGCTTAATACTTGCATGTGAAACACCTGTGATTGAACCCATCAGCAATGCACCTAATCGCACTGCTAATTTAATTTTGTTTTTCATAATTGAAAACTCCTTTCATTTGGTGCTGATTGACAATCAAACAGCATTACATTAAGGGAGGTTTACTACACGAGGTTCGGTGAACCCTTTGTTTTCGCGTGGCAATCTCCATCGGAACAACATCAAACACTAAAAAGATATTGTCCCTTTGTCGAGCATGGCTACCCTAAGAACTACGGGTTTCTAATACGCCAAGACTCGCGGACTAAGTCGGTATAACTCATCATAACTCAGCCGTCTATCTGTGGTTTCTTTTCGAAACGTACATTAGTATTTAACTTAAAAAACATCATTTAGTTTCAAATAACCCCGTTTTAGGGTGTTTTAGCTAAATATGGGGCTATTATATACGATAATTTGGTAATGTCAATACCAAAGTAAGAAAAAAGGCTACCGAAGTAGCCTTTTTTTAGATTTAAACTATCAGATCGAGTTCATCTTCGGTTTCTGTGACACCAAGAGTCGGTCGAATTGGTTCTAACCATGAGTCTGGAATATACAACTTTGGTGATTCACCAAATAATCCCTTCAAACCGTAATCCGAGGAGACCCACCAGTAATGATCAGTTACCGGTACTTGGCATACTAGACCATTGAAATTGAATTCATTACCTTCATTGAAATACCCAATATAGGTTTCAACGAAAACCATTTTACCGATATTTGACTGACGTAAAGCGTAAATGATTTCGGCGATATCGCCTTTTTCACACTTCATACATCACCTCTCAATAATTTCATGTTTAGTATCATGTTCTCAACCGTTAACTTAGTAATAGTTGATAACAAAATCAACTTATCATCATCGGTATAATCTGGTTTATCAAACATTTCAAGTACAGATGCACCAACCATGTTAAATGCAGATTCTTTTGTTTGCCCAAGAACACCAAAATCAATTGGATCTTCTTCCTCGACACTTAATGCAATATCAACCAATGTACTTAGGGATATACTTTTCATTGTTAAGCCAACGCAATGCCAGATGTTTCCGATAAGTAAGAATCCGCTATTTCCTTGTCAGTGCCAATTGATGCTGCAATTGCGGTTTTATAAACCGAAACATCAGAATTTGGGTTAACAGTGAATAAGTATGGAGTCATACCAATTCCTTTTGCATTCATTGTTAATACCATCGGTCTCGATACTTTGAATGTCGTGTCAGTTTCTTCTACCATCTTACCAATAAGTTCTTCACCGCTAGTAAGTTTTAAAGTAACCACTTCACCAACCGTCAAACCTTTATTAATTAAAAGCATTTTAATCCTTGAATTATATTAAAAGATAATTATACTATAGTTATCGACTGCTGTCAATTAAAACCATTTTCCAATTTTCTTAATTGTTTTATTCGCTGCATGTCCGATGTCATTACCAACATTAACTACAGCATGACCAGCATCAGTTGCCGTATTAACAACTGTATTTCCAACATCAGTTGCTGTATTAACAACTGTATTTCCTACGATTTTACCGGTATCAATGACAGGGGCAGCAACTGCAACTGCCACATTTACCACTGGGGTGGTATCCACCGAGAGGTGTGTGTCAATCTCAACACCGGCTAATAGTGCAATTTTACCAGCGGCATCTATAGTGACGGTATTGCCATCCAACGATACACCACCGCCAACGTTAGCACCGACTTGTGCACCAATACTAACACCAGCACTAGCACCTGCGGTCACTCCGTTGCTACTAATTTCTGCACCAACACCAACCCCAGTGCTTGCACCAGCAGAAGCACCGGCATTGCCTTGAATGCCATGTGTACCAACTGATGCAGATGCTTCAACACCAGCGTGTGCTTCTGCATTCGCATCCGCTGAAACTGTTGCTTTGACGGTTTTCTCATTACCGATAGAAGCATCAGCGTGTGCATCGGCACGTGCTTCAACACCAGCACCGGCTTCTGCAACAACATCGGATCCATTAAAACCCACACCTGCACATGCCTGTGCACTTACACCGGCATCCGCAGATGCCTCGGCACCCATATCAACACCAGCAAGGTTAGTTTCGGTTGATGTTTCAGCACCAGCTTCAGCACTAGCAGATGCACTAACACTAGAATCGGTGACTTCTGTTCTTGCTGCTACTTTTGTTTCTGTACCCATGGTTTTCTCCTAACAAGTTAGTTTTAATGGATCGATTTGATTGAAATCGATGTAATCGTCTTCGAAAAAACTAGGGAAGACATTGTCGTATTGAACTGGTGGCGTGACTTTGGTCATCACTAGATCCAAATGTTCTAGTATGGATTGCCACTGTTCTTTTGTTGGTGCATTCGGATGTAACTCGGCTTTGCCTTGTAACCAATAACAGAAATTTTCAGGTGTCATTATATTCTCCTTAAAAATAAGGGTGGTATTTACACCACCCATTTAATATTAACCTTCACACGCTACACATGCAGATTTATTAACATCAACACCATTTTCAGATCTGATATAATACAGTGATTTTATGTATGGATCAGTGAACGCCATTTTATGCACCTCACTGATGTATTCTTCATCTTCTTCGGCACTAAAGAACAGGTTAATGCTTTGTGCTTGGTCAATAAATTTCTGCCTTGCAGAAGCCAACCTAATAATCTGTGTTTGTGGGATTTCAAATGCTGTTTTAAATACTGCTTTTTCATCATCTGTTAGCCAATCAACATGTTGAACTGAACCATGATGATCAATTATATCTTTAACAGTGACATCAGAATACACGTCTTTTTCTTTCATTAAACGTAATAATGTTGGATTAACTCGATCAATCTTACCGGCAGCTGTATTTTGAACATATGCATTTTTATAGATTGGCTCAATTCCTTGTGATACTGAACCACAAATAAGTGAGGATGACATATTCGGCGCAATTGCGATTCTCGTTACGTTTCTAACGCCATAACCTTTGCACCACTCAGGTTCACCAAATGCGGTTGCCATCCACTCAGATGCTCTTTTAGATTCATCGTGTAAATGTTTGAAGATTTCAGTATTTTTGTAATAGGCTTCCATTGAATCAAATGCAATCATATTATCTTGTAAATAAGTATGAAAACCAAGCATACCTAAACCTAATGCACGACTTTTCTCTGCAAATCGTACTACTTTTTCCATTCCACGTTTTGTTTTACCAATTTCAATCAAATCTTGGTTAACGCAATCTAAGAAAACAGTGGCGTTGAATACTGCATCGGTATCTTTCCATTCATCATACATTGATGCATTCATAGAAGACAATACGCATGAGAATGTATGATCTTCGTCTGAAAATAAAGCTATCTCGCTACAAAGATTCGATGCTTTGATCGTCAATCCCTTATCTTTGAACATCTGAGGTGCTTGTCGATTAACTTTATCCACGAAGAAGAAATAACCTTTACCAGTAATCATTTTTAACTTAAGTGCTTTCTGGTAACGATCAATTGAATCTGGATCACCGGCATCCAATTTAGCAATAAACGAATCAGTGATATTCCAACCAATATTGGCATCATCCGGGTTCTTACCAATATAATTAACTAATTCATGGAAATCACCATGATCAATTTCAATATATCCAGCCCAGGCGCCTCTTCGTTGACTACCTTGACTGATATCACGTGATAATTGCACGAAGTCTTTAAAAACTGGCAACACACCAGACGCGGCACCTTTCATACCTGCAATTTGTGAACCGCGTGGTCTAATAGCACCCAAGTAACCAGATGTTCCAAATCCATTTTTAGAAAGAACGGCTGCTTCCTTCTGTGCATCGTAAAAGTCGTATACACTATCATTGATGTACCCGCCAGAGCATGATACGGCACAGCCTACACCAGTTCCCATATTAGATAACACTGGTGTTGATGCCGCTAACCATCCGTTCCATAGCAATTCAAAGAATTTCTCACTCCATTCTTCTTGGTTATCCGTATACCCAGCTGCATGATTTGCCACTCTATGATAAACTGAATATAAATCAGGATATTTCTCTGATAAGTAATTCTCTTTTAACATTTGCCATGCCGGTGTTGTTACCCATTCTGGTAATTTACCTTCTTCTTGTAGGCGTTTACGTTCCTCGCCCAATTCTGCATATATTGATTGTTCTTTTTTTACCATGTGAATTTTCCTTCAGTCCATGCTCGTGTATAATCCGATCCAGTTGATGAAAAGAAATCATGTAGTGTTGAACTCTGAATGTCTTTCATAAACCACTCTTCAATCGGGTTGTATGTAGGTTTAAAGATTGCTTTATAGCCCAAGTTTTTCAAGCAAGTATCCAATCGGGACTCGACAAAATATATCAATTGTTTATCGGTAATACCACGGATTGGACCTTTTTCGAATATCTTTCCAATAATAACAGTTTCATGTTCAAGAATCAAGTTTGCAGTTTCGATTAAATCATCTTTTAGTTTTACAAGTTCTTCATCAGTCAATGCGTTATCTGCAATAGCTTCTGATAATAGGGTTCTGAATAACCATGCACCGGCTTGACTATGTAACGTTTCGTCGATTGCAGAGAAGTTGATGCCTGCATTTATTGCACTCAACTTATTTTTACCAACGCTATTGAAATGCTTCAAAAAAGCAAATGAACTGTAAAGAATAGCACCTTCAATCATAGAGAAGATACCAACTGACTTTAAGATATTGTAAACTGTATCACGTTTTTCGGTACGTTTACCAATCCATGCCATACGATTTTTTAGAACTTCATCGTTCATGTAATCACTATAGAACTCGTCCGTATCTAAACCTAATACTTCGTTAATTTTGTTATAGAAAGGGGCATGGACTCCTAATTCCATAAATGAGAAGGTGGCTGCCATTCTTTGGATATCTGGTCTTGGGAATACTTTAGAAACGTAGTTTTGCCAGTAATCATTACCAACAGATAACTCATATATTGTAAACAATTTTAGAGTTGAGATAACTCCATGATATTCTGATTCGGTGAAAGTTGTTTTCATGTCATGAAGGTCTTTTTCAACCTCGATTTCACCTGGTAGCCAAAAGACTTCGGCTTGTTGTTCTGCAAACTCAATTGCAGTAGGATAATCGACAGTGTATGTCGATTTTTCAGTTAAGATTCTGATTGCCATGTTTGCCTCTATTGATTGTATGATATTTAGGCTAGAAAGAGAATCACCGCACTAGATTTAGTACGGTGAAAGGTAGAGTTTACTACAATTGTTACAGCTTGTAAATGAAAGATTTTAAAATACCATTCACATATGTAAAGATGAAATTTTAAGGCATATTAGCAAATGCATTGGTTATTTTAAACATATTTGAAAGGTTACCACCACTAGCAACTGATACCCAAACGTCATAAAAATAAATCCCTAATGATGATAAATCTGATGACGAGAATGTAACAACAGTATTCCCTGCCGTGCTTGTAATGGATCCTGATGCGGATGCATCCGCTGGTGCATTCGGATTTGATATTAAGAATACGGTGACCGTTGCTCCTGGTATAGTATTTGAACTAGATACCGTTATAGTTCCACCAACCGCTCTTTCAGCAGCAGTGAGCTCACTACCCCAGCTAATATTAGTAATTCCAGATACAACAGGTACAAAATTTACCTTGAATCCAGTACTAATCATTCCAAAACCCTCATTACCAAAAAGATCGGTGGCGGTAGCAAATACAGCATAAGTGTAACCAACCGCAGGGTCTAATGCTAATAAGTCGGCACCTGGAATGGTTGCGGATGCGGTATTGTTTGATACTGTTGCTGTGTACTCAGACCCAACCGCTGGCCAATCAGCTGGATATTGGAAAGTAGGGTTAGAATCTAAATGCTTTCTGATAACAAATACCACAGTTCCGCCATTTTCAACACTTTCGGTTGTTGCAGTAACAGTTCCACCAGCAGAGGCACTTGCTACATTGAGTGGAGTGCTCCAACTTTTTGTGCCACCAGTAACGGCTGCATACGAATCTAACCTAGTACTAATACCAGGACTTTTTTCACTTTCGTTTCCAGCATCATCTAATATAGTATACTTGAAGGTCCAGATAGCATCCGCTAGCGTTCCATAGGTAGTTGATGGTGTTGCGAATGTTAAAATAACTTTAGATGAATCATTTGGATCTACGGTACGTGTAGTTGTAAACGCTGTTTCAGTTTGACCAGATGCAGTAGCATATACACGATACCAAGTAATTCCACTATAA